TCAAACTGTTTTTCTATTGAAGATGAATTGAATGAATTATTATGTTTCTTTGTGGTATATTGTTTTTCCTTGAAGTCATCAGTCTGTGCATAATTTTCAACACCATATCTTTCAATATATGTCTGTTTTATTCTATTTTTATACTCATCAGTCTGTGAATAATATTCCTTATCATATTTCTCAAGTGATGTTTGAATGGTCTTGTCCCTTATCTCATCAAGATGATTTTTGTAATCACTTGATTGAGAATAATATGGTGAACCATATAATTTTATACAGGTTTCTCTTGCCTTTTTTTTATATTCTTCAATATGGTCTTTATAATGTCTTGACTGAAAAATGGATCTGACACCATATTTTTCAAAATTCAGTTCAATCATTCTTTCCTTGAATTCATCCGACTTTGCATAATTGTCTACACCATAATTATTGATACAGGTTTCTTTCATCCTTTGTTTGCATTCTTCGGTTTGCTGATAATATTCTTTACCATATCTTTCAAGATTTGTCTTTTTTATCTTGTTGGTATATTCATCTGTCTGTGAATAGTTTTCAACACCATAATTTTCAAGACATGTGTTTCTTACCTTTTCCTTGCATTCATCTGTCTGTGAGTAATATTCTGCACCATATTTTTCAAGATTTGTTCTTTTTATCTTGTCTTGATATTCTTTTGTCTTTGCATAATTGTCTACACCATAATTTGCAAAAATTGTTTCCTTTATCTTATTCTTTATTATATCAGATTGAAATGAACATTCAACACCATAATGTTTATATGTTGTTGATTTTATTTTATTTTTTGCATAGTCATCCTGCATAGTACAGTATCCAGAGCAATAAGTTCTATAACCCCACTGTCCGGATTTAGTTTCAAAGGATACAGGATTTCCACAAGTTTTACATACAGGTATATCATATATATCATTCAAGAAATGCCATAGTTTCTGCTTGAAAGGAAGAGAATTTATCGGTTCGGGAAAAGATGTATGTAAATATTCATCATATAATTCAGGAAAATGTTTTGAAAAGCATTTTTCTTTTTTCAAACTACCATTCTTGTCAATCCCTGAATTTATATAATCAAAAACTTCTTTCTTTGTCATAATTATAAAAGACCATTCAAATATTCTTCAAATATGGTTATACATTCATCCAAATCATCTGTAAAAATTTCAAGATAATTCAAACCATTTTCCTTTGCTGTATTTCTCTTTTTTATATCTCTTTCTGTCCATATCAAAATTGAGTGTTTGTAATAATCACTTGTCTTTGACTTTTCTTTCCATATAGATAGTTTTTTAACATCTTCTTTATTATTTTCATCAAATGGATGATATCCATGTGTCCAACTGCCTTGAATTTCTATATATAAGTCAAGAAAGGGAATATAGAAATCACAAGAAAATGGATAGACATCAGATTTATATTGATATATATATTCAATGTCCAGTGATTTCAGGAATTCATCAAACTGTTTTTCTATTGAAGATGAGTTAAATGAACTGTTTCTTTTTTTTGTAATATATTGTTTTTCCTTGAAACCATCAGTTTGTGAATAATTTTCTTTTCCATATCTGTCTATACAGGTCTGTATAAACCTGTCTTTCCATTCATTGGTTTGTGAATAACTTTCAACACCATATTTTTCAAGACAAGTATCCTTTACCTTGTCTTTCCATTCATCGGTTTGTGAATAGTATTCCTTACCATACTTTTGTATAATAGTTTGCTTTATTTTTTGTTTTATATCATTTACTTGTGAAATATGTTCTTTTCCATATTTTTCAAGACAAGTCTTTATAGAATTCAATTTACTTTTTTCACTTTTAGATGACCATTCAACACCATATTTTTCAAGACAAGTATCCTTTACCTTGTCTTCCCATTCATCAGTCTGTGAATAATATTCCTTACCATATTTTTCAATATTAGTCTTTTGTGATTTTTCCTTGAACTCATCTGTCTTGAAAAAATTATCTACACCATATTTCATCTCACAATTATTTTTATATTGTTCAGTTTGAGTATAATATTCTGAACCATATCTTTCAAGACAAGTATTCAATCTTTTTGATATTGTTTCTTTATTATGTAGTCCACAAGAACCAGAACAATATGTCCTATATCCCCACAATCCCTTCTGTGTTTCAAATTTAACTGGATTTCCACAAGTTTTGCATACAGGTACAATATATACACCATTCAAGAAATGCCAAATTTTTTGTTTGAATGGCATTTTTTCTATTTCTTCTGAAAATTTTATGTGTTTATATTCTTGATATATTTCAGGAAAATGATTTTTGAAACATTTCTCTCTTTTTAATGTACCATTCTTGTCAATTCCAGAATTTATATAATCAAAAACTTCCTTCTTTGTCATAATTATAAAATTACCCATATATAAAAATAACAAAAATGAGAGAACTCATAAAGAATTCTCTCATTGTATTATCTGATTTTAATCTGTTAATAGAGACTTACTCCATCAGCAAGTTTGAAATCAAATGCATAGAAATAAAGTTGTGGATTATGACCAGCACGAACTACTGCATATCTTGACTTCAATGAAGTCACAGGAGCACCTTCCATGCCTTCAGCAGGATAAGAAAGTTTATCTGCCATCAAATAAGGCATAAATACCAGTCCTGGCTCATTATCCTTACCCTTTCTACCAACTACAACTCTGGTATCTGCCCAAGGCATATTAGGATCAACATAAATTGATACACCTGAAACAGCACCTACTGGGTAAAGACTACCTGCATTCTGGTTGATGGTGTTTGAGAGTGGATAAGCAACAAATCCTGCACAGTCCTGAAGTGCAGTGGCAATGGCAGCAGAGCAAACGGCATATGTGCCAGCCCCCCTACGACCCCTCTGTGCGATAAGGTTGGATGCAGCGAGAATCTTGCTCATGATACGTCTCTGGATGGTCCCAAGAGTCTCCGCACCACCACCTACATAAGATGCAATATAACCCTCTGGTGCCTTGACTGAAGGATCAACAGTGAAATAAGTATTGAGATTGATACCCTCGAAAGCTTCAGCCTCGATATGATTCTGACGACCGAGATCAAAAATCTCATTAAGAATCTCACGATTGATGTGCTGTGTGAGCTCATTTACAAGCTCCGCCTCAACCTGTGCAACGGCGTCAATACCGTATGCCTTGAGATCCTGAATCTGCTCACGAGTGATAGCACCCTTTACCTGAATGGTCTTGGCCTCAACCTTCAAAGTGAAAGTATTGAGAGACATAAGATTTGAAGGGGTAGACTCACCAGTAGCACGGTCATAAGGTCTTGCAGACATTGGTTCACCATTCTTGAAACCAGCACCGGAGAAGCCAGGGATGAAATCTTCAAGTGCCTTTACAGTGTCGATATCAACCACATAGAAATCACCTTCAGAAGTATGAATAGGTGCGTCGGTTGATCCAAGAAGAACTTCAGCAAGAGACTTTCCTGCACCCTCGCCACCATTCACATTATCAACACCGAAATAAGGTTTCTCCTTTACCTGGAAAATAGGACGACCATCAACACGTCCAAGAGCAACGAATACCAGAGTGTACCCATCAACTTCAAATTTGTCATTAGGCTTGAATGCACTCTGAAGCTTCTTGAAATTAACGGCATGCGCGATGGCGTCATCATGTGCATGTGCAGCATCACCAAAAGCATTCTCGATACCATCAGAATCTGCATCACCTTCAGAAAGGGTGAGTTTTACCATAAGAGGTGCGGTCTTTGACTCATCTCCTGCTGGATATGCACCCTCAAAACGAGGACGGAGATTGGTCTTGCCACCTTCATATACGTAGTCCATATACTGAAGAATTCCAAGAGGACCCTGCATAGGAACAACAGGCACGAGATCGAGAGCAATCGTCTGGGCAGCCACCTGAACAGCAAGCGGAAGAAGTGAGAACGGGTTATCACCTGAACCACGTACACCATCATAACCATTGTTAGGATTTGCACCAGGGAAATAAGGGGCACCCATACCACCCACATTCATATTAGGATTGAGATGTGCATAACCGAGAGCACTCTCATTAAGATTCTGCTTCTCATTCATATCATGGAAAGCACAATACTTAGACATCCAAGCCAATTTGCTGCGATCAGTAACACCAGTTGACTCAGTAATGAAATTTGACCAGGTCTTCATAACCTCAGCCTCATTCAAAATAACATTCTGTAACATAATTTATATTATTTTATTATTTATTTATTGAATCAACCTAAAGAAACTTCGCTTCCATTTTTCTTTAGATATTTCATCATATATTATATTTATGAAAAATAATTTTTCATTTTTGTTCCCTGAAGAAATTTCACTCTCTTCAGGAAGTAATCTCACTATATTTATGCAAGATTGTTTTTTTTTCAGTTTTTACAAAACATTTGGGTCTGGATTTTCAATAGGATTTATTGCATCCTTCGGTAATTCCATCTCCCCATAGTTCCTTGGTGGCTTACGGTAAGGACATCCATTTATCTCGCATCTATACCAGTTCATCTCATTTATGACCAAATCCTTCTTATTGCATTCAGACTTGGTTTCGGAATATCTTTCCCAAGCTATGTCTTTTGACTTATACAGTTCATCAATCTTTTCATTTTGATGTTGTATCTGTTCCTTCAGTTGGTTGTTTTCTTCCACACTTTTGTTATACAGTTTAATCCATTCCTCATTTGATGCAGACAAATTGGATATTTCATTGGACTTCACTTCAACTTCTGCTGCTTCAGCTTCCGCGACCTTGAGTCTCTTTTGAAGTTTGAAATACAGAATACTTCCTATTCCACCGGTGGTGAAAAAAGTGATTAAACTGGTAATCACATATTGAAGTATTTCTGACATTTTATCATTTGCTGTTTTTGTTTATATAAAGAATTCATTGTCCATATAAGATTTATATGGACAAGAATTTTAGTATTTCCGCATGTTTCTCTGGATGATTTCCTTCATTCTATGAAGTCTTTCATCCGAAACTGAAACATTGATTTGAGCAGGAGCAACATTTTTTGACTCATCAATCTTTTGCATCTCTATCTGTTTCTCACGCATATCTCTGGTATTCCAAAAATACACTGCACTTGCTTCATTGTTTATTACCAGCATTTTTGATTCAGCCAGAATTTCCTTCTTTCTGTCATCAGAAAGTTTTGACCATCTTTCCCGAAGTCTTTCAGGCATATAATTGATGAGCGTAAAGTTTGTTGTATCAACATTCTTCTTTGACTCCTCAACAGCCTTTGCTTCAACATCCTTTATTTCCTTATACTGTTGTTTTACGGTAGAAATAAGGGTTTTGATTCTTTCATTGAGTTCGGTCTGATATGTCTTTGCATCAAATGCAGGTTTTTCATCAACCTTATTCTCAACAGACTCATTTACAGGTTTTTCATCGGCATCATTCTTTTCATTTACTACAGTAGAAGATTTATTATCAATCTTATTCACTTCCTCTGCAATGTAATCCTGATGATCTACCATCTGGTTCATCTTCTCTGCAAGATAATCTGCATGTGCTATCGACTTGTTCTGTTCCTCTGCAAGCATATTAGAATAGTCTATTGACTTGTCAAGCATTTCTGAAACATAATTCTGATAAGTAATGGTATCATTAAGATTTTCAGCAAGATAGTCCTGATGACTTACCATCTGGTTCATACTTTCAGCAAGATAGTTGTTGTGTTCAATAATCTTGTTTGTTTCATCAGAAATATAATCCTGATGAACAATTGACTTGTCAAGAGTCTCGGCAAGATACTTTGTATAATTTTCAAGATGACTATATTTCTCCTCCATTTCACATGCCCTCTTCTCAAGTTCACATACCTTGTCAGCATCACAAGATGCATCTGGACATTCAGTTACTTCTCCTGAAACAACCACAGGAGAACCGGAATCCTTGATTCGTGCAACCTCCTTTGCAACAAGATCTGCAATCAATGAATTATCAATCTTCTCTGCATCAAACTGTTGTGTAGGTTGTGATGCATTCTTGATTGTAGTAAGTTCATCCTTGTAGTTTGAAATGGCAGACTGAAGATCGGATATAATCTCCGAAAGATGTTCAGTATACTTCTGGAAATCAGAATACTGAATAAAATTTTGTGTATTGTCTTCCATATTTGTATTTTTGAGTGTTTCTTCATTTTTCTGCGCCTGTGGACCGGCCTGATCAGCAGTTTTTTGAACTTCCGGATCAAGATTTGTATTTGTGTCCTCACTGATGTCATATATATCCACATTTTCATCATCACCGAATCCATAAGATTCATTCACTCTCTTCAATTGTGCATTTGCAAATCCAGGATCAGCGACAAGGTCATATGTAAACAACTGCTGAAGTTTTACATGACCATACTCGTCTACGGTACCTGCTGCCCTTGATGATATGTTGAGTGGAATTCCATCTCTTACAAGTGCCTGCGCTTCCTTGCCGGCCGTTGTATTCAGCAGACGTATCTTTCCTATAATTGCATTCTGTTGGGGGTCATATTCAAGACTCTCTACCACATGTGATACATTTCCAAGAGAAATTTCAAAACCATGTGGATGGTCAAGTTCCCCAAGAAGTCTTTTATTCTTTATTTGTTCCTTCAATGCTTCAACATGAGGAAGAAAATCCTTGGACTCATAAATCCTGCCATTACGGTTTTTCGTATCAAATGTAGTGAAAGGTCCAGTCAATACGATAGAATCGCTATGCTCATTGTTCTCATTGAGAACCTGCTCAACCTGATAGTCAAGTACTGCATTCGATCTTTCCACTATCAATAGTTTCTTCTCTTTCATTTTATAATGAATTTCTTGTATATTTTATTTATTTATGCAAATTTATTTTTCATAATTTTATAGTCCGGCAAGAGGGTTGTTTCCTTCATCATTTCCACCACCGTTTTCTTCATTTTCATCATTGTCTTTTTTCTTTTTCTTTGGGGTGAAATCTTCTTTTGGAGCACCATCAAGTATCTTTGCGATATCCTCCTGTTTGTATCCTTCTTTCTTCAGTTTTTTCTCATCCTTGTATCTTTGGTTGAGTTTAAGTTTTTCCTCACTCATACCGAAATATTCACGTACTATGAAGTCAAAATCAAAATAAGGTATCTCATTCCCGTCATCATCATGTTCCACCATTGAACTCATAATGGATGAAATGAAATCGGACTGTTTCTGTAAAAGTTCAATCTCTTTACTCTGTTCGAATACAGAATCCTTGTTATATTCAAGACCGAGATTGACCTTGAAGTTGAGATCGGACATTATACTCTTATGTTTGAGACACATCTGAAGATAGACGGGCTTGATAAGTATCTGTGAGAATATGGATCTCAATCTCGATATGAACTTACTGAACCTTATCTCCTCCCTTGCGATACCTTCAGCATTCATGGAATATACACCTTCTCCCTGTTCCTTTTCAAATCTACTGTATGGTATTTTTGATGCCTGACGAAGTTTGTCCCTGAAATATCGTAATGCTTCAGTATCTGAAATCTCTGGTCCATCCCCTCCGAGATTTTGTATCTGTGGAGTCTCACCCCCTTCAGATGCCATAAAAATATCTTTATAGAACTGGAGCATAGGTCTTCCATTTGTCTTTATCTCACCGGAATCCCAGTCAAAGTCCACAAGTTCCTTGTAGTTTGCCATGGCCTGTGCAAGAGTCTGACGTCCTCTAGGAGACTGGACAGAACCGACAGGAATTATATATTGTGTCTTGTATGATGCATTTGTAACCGCCCATATGATTCTGGTTGCCTCCATTGTCCTCAATATGTTAAAAGAACGAATAAGTCTTTCTACATAGGATATTCTGGAAACCATATCCGCCTGTGAATATGATATGAATATAATCTGCGAATCATAAAGTATCCTGTCCTGCATAGTCTGTCCAGATGCAGTTGTGGTCTGGTTCACAAACCATATCTTCTCATTTGTGGTGGGATCTATACCACCCGTAAGTGTTGCCGGATCGAGTTCAACAAATCCTATGATTTCAGTCTGTTCCTGATTATACACTATTTCAAATGCAAGAAAACCGTCAATGAGCCATTTCCTGAAATAATTCGTGGCCTGAACTGCATCATAGAAACCAAAATAGTTATACATCTTGTTGTATTCCTCATTGAACTCATTCAGAATATTCTGATCGGCCTTGTAGTTGAGTTTTATGTCCGCAAACTTGTTGACACCATCAAATACTATTGCTTCATCGCAGATTATGTCAAGTATTTCTTCAATCTCATCCTGCAAGGCAAATTTTCTCAACATTTCCTTCTTTTTCTGATAATCCGCAGAAGAAAGGTTGAAATATCCCTTTGAAAGTGAAGGATCTGTCACGGACATTCTTGCAAAAAGCACCTGAACATTCTCATCATCAAGAGATCCAACTTGCCCGGTTACAGGATTCATCTGAAGGTTCTGCGTCTGCAATGTCAAATCAGAAGACCTGACATTCTTTATGATGTCGTCCTTGTAGTTCATCCCGAAACTTGAAAGTCTTCTCAACATTCTCGTAACAGGATTTGGATTACTCATATTGGTTCTATTCGTATTTGTAAAACCCGCCATATAAATTATATAATAACTATATATTTATGAAATCAGTCTCTTGCCGGAAAATTGAACAACCTAAGTGTTGATGAATCCAGACCACTCCCAGAAATAGTAACTGTAAATGGTGAAATAAGTCCACTTATGAGATTCGCGAACAGTTCTATCCGTTCTGTAGAAGTACTTGGAACAGATGAAACTTCATATGAAACATAATAACTCCTTTCATATTCACCATTCGATGATGTTCCACCACCTACAGGATCGAGACCAGATGTTCCACTCCATGTAGAAGTAAGACCACTACGTGAAATGCTGGACATCATTGTATATAAATAAGATGATGCAGATCCCACAGAACCGAGAGATAATGGACATATCGGATATACACAAACTATTACTTCCTGATTTCCTTTTGTCGATGTGATTGCACTGCCTGAACAATTCATAAACTGGGTTATTGTTTTTTCATCACTTGTTGAACCTGATGCAGTTCCTATGTCATTTTTTAATATACTGTACATGTCAAGACTGAAACTTTTGTTTATCTGATCACTGTAATATATGTTATATTTACCTGAACTGGCACTTGTACCACTGTAAAGTATATTTGCAGCCAATCCTGACGTGTCAATCACATATCCTTCGTCCATCAGATTCATTCCAAGACTTGAACATGCACTATACAAATTATTACCTGATGTGGATATGGCATCATATGCCTGTTGTACAAATACAGATGCACACTGTTTTCCTAATGTAACATATGAACCAGTCTTTATACTTGAATAAAATGTTGTAACATTAGTCCACACACTGTCTGTACCTTCAACATCGGACAGTTTCTTGACTGATGGTGCAAAGTTATATGTTTCAGATGTTGATGAAGATTTTTTTGTCCCAAATGCATTGTATCCTGTCATTTTAGTACACATAAACGCATTGCTGACATTTATATTCGAAGCAGAATTGAAAATACTTACAATATTTTTTATAAAATATTGTGCAACATTGTTTGCACTAGGTGTGACATTTTTAAGCATATTTGTTATATCACTGACTGATGAAACAAGCCTGTATCCATTCATGGACACATATCCATTGTCACTAAACAATTTGGTATTTGACCAGTTAACATTATCAGATCCACTTGAAAGTGCCTTCCATGCACCTGGCCACATATAATACTTCTTCCCATTGTATGTCATACACAATGTAGGGACATTCGTAGCAGTTTTCAGATCATCTGGAGCATCTGTTGCACCTGTTATTTTTGACATGTCCTGTATGATTGTTATTGATATTGATGAATCAACTATACCTGTAGATGATATCTTGAATTCATCTCCATTTATTGTTGTGGTTCTTGAACCGGATGAAGCGGACAAACTGTTTGTGGTTATGTTTCCGGATATGTTCGCATTTTTTGCTATGATATTACCCTGATCATCAATTGTACAGTTCGTGCTTATAAGTTCAAACAATCCATCGGATTTGATTGAAAGCTTGTGTTCAGCATTTATGTTTATCCTGTCAGCATCAAGAGTGATACTTGATATTGCACTGTTCATCTCATCCTTTGTGACCATAGTCTTTATGGATGCGGTATGGCCATTTATGGATGATTGCATATTCGCCTGTGCAGTTTTTACACCAGCAATGTCTGTTGCTTGTGCATTTATCTGTGATATAATACCACTACTGTCATCTCCTATCTTTGCAGACAATCCAGATATTGAAGTTTCATTTGCACCTATCCTTGACACTGCATTTTCAAGACCTGCCTTCAATCCAGACTTTCCATCTTCCCCTTTTATTTCAGTGGTAAGATTTGATATTGAAGTTTCATTTGCATTTGCCTTATCACTTACAGACTTCAGTTCAAGTTTACTTGCTGCATTATCAGCGGTGGTCTTGACTTCAGCAATTGAATCTACCAATCCAGTTATATTATCCTTATTTGCGGATATATCAATTTTTGCACTGGCAATATCCTCACCATTCTTCTTGACAGATGACTGCAATGAAGATATTGCACTATCATGATCCTTATCCTTTTCAGTAAGAACTTTCAATGCGGCAGTTACGCTTGTCTCTGAACCAGATTCACCAGAACCTATTGCAGATTCAAGTTTCCCAACAGCCGTTTTTACATCACCTATTTCAGTTGCCTGTTGTGTCAATGTTGTCTCTGTTGTTCCTACACGGGTCTGCAAATTTGCAAGTGCAGTATTTGTCTTGTCAAGTTCACTGCTTGATGCTTTCAAATTGAGATTTGCAGTTATTGTCTCATTATCTTTTTCTATTTTGTTTTCCAACAGTGAAACTGACTCCTGTACACCATTAACCTTGTCATTTGTGGCATAACTATCAAATTTTGCAAGAATTTCACCCTTGTCTGTAGTTATCTTTGATTCAAGTGCATTATATGCAGTCTGCAATTCTTCTGTCTTCTTAACTCCACTTTCAATACGAGATGTAAGAGTTGTATTATTCTCACTTACCGTATTTTCCAGTTTTGTAATGGCGGATTGAACCTTATTTACATCATCCTTTGTTGCAGTTTGACTCAACTTTGAGACTATGGATGTGTCACCTTCATTTATCTGTGCATCAAGTGCATTCACCGCTGATTGTACACCATTAACCTTGTCATTTGTGGCATAACTATCAAATTTTGCAAGAATTTCACCCTTGTCTGTAGTTATCTGGTTTGTTATTTCTGTCTTTGCACTTTCAAAATCACCTACGGTGACTCTCTGGGTTATTAAAGATCTCAATGAATCCTTACCATCTTCACTTGAACCATATACTTCAAGATTGATACTGTCAACATCATGAGATATTCTTGAAAACGCCCTGTCTCCACCTTCAATCGGAACCCAGTGTTCTATTGCAAAATCCGAATCACCCTGTGTTGTTTGGCATCTCAATGTATCATGATAATACTTATTGTCATTATTTGTCAGTGTTGTTCCCACAGGATATGTACAATCATACCACAAATCACCTTTTTTATATCCTGCCGGACTTATGACTTTTCTATTATCACCAAATTTGGCATCCCCATAAAAGATTGTGATATTCCCGTCTTTCGCGGATTGTGCAAGGTCGCTCAAATCCTTGTCAGTGGTCTTCTGCCATTCATATCCGGTATCAGTCTTTGTATAAACTTTTGTAATCCCTTTGCCTGTATCATACCACAGATCATTGATATGTTTCGACCTTTCATTATCATCTTTCCACTTAACTGAAGGATCGTCCTTCTGAAACCAGTATTGAATTTTCCCGTCTATCTGGTTTTGAAAATCTATCTTGTCTGTCTGATACTTTTCCTTGAAATCATCAAGATCCATCTTGTATCTTGTTGCATACTCCCAGTCATTTTTATCAAATGTTCCTGACTCTTTTTCTTTTATACAAACAAACAAATCCTTTTCTTCAGTTATCCACATATCCCCTACATTATATGGAGGAGTTGGTTGACTTGTAAATATTTTTGCCTTCTGACCCAATTCATCAAGCATCTTTGAAATGGCGGTATCCCGTATCAGCGTCCATACATAGCCATCTTTGCCCTTGAAGAATCTGTATGCCAATCCCGTTACCCGGTCATAATAGAGATCTCCCTGATGTTTTTCATAAATCTTATTCTTTTCTTCTTCATTTGCAACATCCTTTATCCATGTTATGACAGGTTCATTATTCAGTTTAGGTTCTCCTTCATAATACCATGTCTCTATGTTTCCATCAATCTGGTCCTGAAATCCATCAAGAATTTTTGTTATGGCGTCATATCTGGTGTCATTTTCATCTCTATATGACTGTACAACAGAATTGATACTTTCTGCCGTCTGTGTAAATTGAGACTGTATCTTATCAACCGTTCCATCAAATTTATCATTGAGACTTGACACTGTAGATTGTATCATTTCAGCGGTTTGATATATGGATGACATATCCAGATTATATTCTTTTATGTCCCCCCGTATTTTTTCAAATTCTATATTGATATAACTTTCCGTTATGTCAATCTTCTTCGCAAGTTCATCAATCATATTGTAATATTTCATCAATGACTTGTCCGAAGATATGCTGTATGCACTCAATATGTCAAAATTTGAATTTATTTTGTCCATTGAGTCTGATATGATGTCGGTAGGAAACAGTTTCTTGATATTATTCGCCATATTTATTTTCCTGTTTGATTGTTTATGATTTGTTTTACGGATTGTTCAAATGTTGATGCACTGACAGATGAATTTTTCATGTTTTCAAATTTATCGGACAGTTCTTCATATTTTGCGGACATTTCTCTGTATAATCTCATCATTGATGACATGTCTTCCTTGTGCTTCGTCTCCGCGGCATCAAGTTTCTGTTGTAGAGCAATTATAGCATCACGAAATGTTTTGTTATTGGAATTATATGTTTTCGGAAAATCATGCAAAGGCATTGAATTGTCAATTTCTTCTATATCCATAATAATAATCAACTATTGTTTGTATCCTATATAAGTTGCCACAGCAGTTGTGAATACCCTGCTTGTGAACAGATTGTAAAGAAGTCCACTTGTTATTCCAAGTGCCTTGCAGATTGCTTTCCCTATTGCAGGACCTATTGTAAGTCCTGTAATACCTCCGGCAAGACTTCCAAAAAAACCCTCATCCATATCTTCACCGGATTTTATCTTGTCCACAATAATATCCACAGCCTCATTCACAGCTTTCTGTTCCGATTCATTCAACCGAATATCTTCATTGAAATATTCATCAAAGTTCTTGATCATATAAAATAAAATTATATAGTTATTTATGGGATAAAAAAGAAAGGAGATCATTATCATCGATCTCCTTTCAAAAAATATATAGAATAGACTTACTCGTCGAACCCAGGTGAACTCAATGCGCCTGTCTTCAATATTGTAAGTCGTTGAGAAATAATCTCAAGGCCTCTTACTATTTCCACAAAAACATCAATTACTGCCTGATTTCGATCGATTAATTCTGATGTATTATTCGATGTATCCATAACGGTCTTGAAGTCATAAAGACCCCCATTGTTCTTCATACTGTTAAGGAAATCATCCACAAGTGTCTTGATTTCAAGTCTCGTCTGTGCAGTGTTGAACTCGAACACATATCTCTTCAATATGCTCTCGATACCATCCTGAATACAGATTGCAGCCTCACGGACATGTGCCGAAGACAGTGCCGACACAGGAGTCTGTTTTGCGGTCTTGTTTGCATATACTTCAACACCAACACCCGGTTCCCAGATAATTGAGTTGATACCCATAGGTTCAAGCCAGTCCCTGTTGTCATGGACAAGTGTTGTTTCAACACCTACTACCTGATTGCCTGAAATGACACCCCTCTTCTGTCCTGCGACAATCGACCATGCAAATCCCCTTGAATATTTCTGGATATAAAGATTTGACACATATGCGGCAGGCGGAACTGACTTCGCAGCACTCAAATCGGTAATCCTCAAATAAGGGTAGTAGTATGCTCCCCATGACGCACCGTTTTCAATCGTAGGCAATGAGAACAGGAAAGAAGGGTTCTTTGTCCTGTCACCTCCGTTTGCGATGAGTTCAACATCAACTGCACCCACTGCATTTGTAAATACAGGATCAACACTCTTCTTGAAGTCCATCTGTGAAGGACAGTTGATGATGGCAAATCCCGCCTTTCTTCCATAACAGAGCTTCGTGTATACATTCTTGCACTCCTCTTCAAGACCGAGACCGAAAGTATCCACAAGATATCTCCACTGGATATAATCCCTGTCAATAAGAGTCTTATACAGATTTGATGCAGTAGATGTGTATTCTGGATTTTCACGGAGCATATCAAGTATCATATTCTGTCTTTCATTTGTTCCGTCTGGACATGCATCCTTCCTTATCTGGAAACCACCAAGTGATACCCACTGAAGTCTGTCAGCAACCTTGTCGATAGGTGTAATCTTTGCGACGGCCTTGTCGGATGCAAGAACAGTCTTGTCAATCTTATCGGAACAAGACACAAGAATACCTATTTTATTATTGTTCTTATCATATGCATTTTTGATTGTCAAAACTCTGGTGGTTCTTGAAGTTGAACCCACACCACCATCTGATGAGTCATTGGTATATCCAGAAAGAAGATAATCCCCTACAGAGATGTTTGCATATGCACTGAGAACTACTTCGTTGTCCTTCACAGTATATGGTTTTGAATTCACATAGATATCCGTACCGTCAATGTATTTGAATTCAATCATCAATGGGTTGATATCTGTTTCAATGCTCGCTACCTTACCTATTTTGATATCTTCATTGGCCTTCTCATACAATGTGTCACCTTCCTTCAAATATGTGGCATCCGCATATGCAATGGTTTCTGTAGGTGCTCCGGCAACAATCTTGGTCCATGCAAATGGATGTTTTCTGTCCTTAACATCCTTGTCTGCATTGGCATCCGAAGTGTTTTGATACAAATCAGTTCCTACCTTTATAATCTGATCCTTACTGTCATAGTCAAACACATAAGACAGATAATCAAATTTCAGGGACGGGACGGTCTTGTCTTCGGTCTTTCTCGCCGCGACAATCTTCGCATACACACTGTTGCCGATAAGATCTATCTTCTCGTCAATGTATTCATCCCCATTTTCATTTACGGATTCAACCAGATCGATGTTCTCTGCACAAAGAACACCCACAGTGTCCACATCATCATTCACGAGCTTCTCTATCCAGATGTTCCTTCCGAGCTTGTCGGTGAAGTTCGGAATCAATGAACCGACATATTTCGCCCTCAAATCAACAGATGGAAGATTCAGGAATTTGGTGAGATTGGTGTCGTTCTCCCCCCTGATGAAACCATTTTCATCAAAATATGACTGATAAACAACATCAGATGAAAATCTTTTATAAATGGATTCCGCACTGGTGGTATCAACATAACACTCTTTGAGCACATCCGTATGTCCATCCAGATTATCTCCGTCAAGATCAATTCCTGAATATATCGATTTCGATTTCAATGATGGACCAAAATCACCACCAACCACATAAACTTCGACAAGATAATCACTCACATATGAAGTTCCATTAAGATATTCCGGAACATTGTCCTCACCATACCATTCATTAAGAGTGAGCTGATATCCCTTTGACGAATAATCACTCGCCTTCTTGACAAGGATTGATACCGGTTTCTTGCCAACATTCGTGAAATGAAGAATTCTTTTGTTCCATGATCCGGATACATTGTTTGCATCCGTTACCGTTCCGAGACACTTATCTACCGCATCAAGGTATGATTCGCTGTTTGCATACCAGAAGTTCGCGGTATTATACAATGACTGGACAGGAAGTGTAACAGGATTGCAGTTCATGTCATTTGGACTTACGGCAAATGACTTCTCCACAACCTGATCCTTGTCCGGGTCAAGATTCAAAAGATTCAGACAAAGAATAGGTCCCGCACTCAATGCAACAAGCGCACTCCTGTGAAAGAATGAACCCTTCTTTTCAAGAGACCTGTCTATATTGCCATACAGTTTGATGAACTGTGCTGTTGATGTCACCAGTTTTACAGTATTGAATGGACCTGTCTTGCTGAAACCTACAACAAGTCTCAAATTTGAGACTGTCGTCGTATCATTTGAAATTTCGGACTTGTCCCTTTCAAATCGGTAAGTACCGGCAGATTTCAAATTAATCAATTCTGCATCTAAAGCCATAATTATATTTACTTATTATTGATATAATGTATTTATGAAAATATAAAAAGATGTTCAAAGGTTGTCATAAATAATTATGTGAAGACGGTGTCTTCACATGATATAAAAAATAAACAAAACTATATATGTTATCACATTTCAAGAATTCCACAGCCGCTGTTAACAAATATGAGGTCGTAAATCCGGCACTCTTTGAGGTGACTCTTCTTCCTCCAACACTTGACGGCACCGATGACAAGACCACACAGCTGCTCCTTGAGCATGTAATCTCAATATCTGGACTTGATGGACTCAACCCTTCAATGGGAACAGTAATCCAGAAGTTCAAACAGGCCGACAGGGTTTATCTCGGTGTACCGGAGACGACACATCTCGAACTCTCGATGTCATTCTCACTAAACCTTAATGAGGCGAATGAGAACTACATATACACCACACTCCGCAAATGGTACAACAAGGCGTTCAATCCGGCCATAGGATCATATGGTCTCAAAAAAGACTACTGCGGATCAATGGTCATAGTGGAATATAACAGGGATGGTTCAATATGGAGAAAAACGACATGCATAAATGTAATCCCTGGACAACTAACAGGTATGAATGACAGGAACATCAACTCCGGAAACGAGGCAAATGAACTCTCGATGACATTCTATGCCGACTGCTGGGATGACAATACCGTGG